TGTTGAAGGTTTTGTAAACGGAACGTCGGCACATTACATTGGACGATATAGCGGCAGCGATAATAATCACTGGGACGGATACCTAGCCGAAATCAATCATGTAGATGGATCATCTCTTGCGCCAACAGAGTTTGGAGAAACCAACAGCGACACCGGACAGTGGGTGCCGGTACGTTACACTGGCTCCTATGGAACCAACGGCTTTTACCTGAAAGGCGAAGACAGTTCTGATCTTGGCAACGACAGTAGCGGCAACAATAATGATTTTACCAGCAGTGGCTTGGCTGCGGCTGATCAGGTTACGGATAGCCCGACTATCAACCAAGCTACTCTCAATCCGTTGTTCTCTGGCGTTACTTTATCGGATGGCAACCTTGTAGCCACGGCTAGCGGTAACAGTTACCAGCGAGCCTTCAGCACGTTTGCGATTGATGACGGTGGCAAACACGTCTGTGAGTTTCAAAAATCGTCAGGCACATTTGGCTTGATTGGCATAATGCAAAACGGAAACCATACAAACAAAACCGGCAATTCCAATATGTTTGGAATTAATCTGGGAAATGGTGAGGTCTTTAGAGGAAACCCAACGGCGAGTGTTCTGACCACGTTGACAGCGCCAGCCAACTCACTGATGCGTCTTGAATATGATAGCTCCACCGATACATTGGAAATTTTTGATGATGGATCTAGTATTTATAGTGGAACAGTAAGTCTTACGGGACATGACAGTTTGCACTTTGGTTGTGCACCTTATGGTTCCGGCACCGTAATCACTGCTACTTTTTCGCCACTTAGCGGTACGCCAACAACAGACTTTAAGGAATTGACTGCTGCCAACCTAGACGACCCAACCATTGCCGATGGCTCAGAGTACTTTCACCCTCAGTTATACACCGGAACGGGCAGTAGCGGTCTTTCGGTCACGAATGATGCAAGTGCTGGTGATTTTAAGCCGGATATTCTGTGGTTGGCTCCCCGATCAAACGGCGACAACAAGGTGTTTTTCGACAGTGTTCGTGGTACCACGCAGCGGGTAAAAAGTAATACCAGTGATGCAGAGGATACGGACGGAACCGCACAGATAACTTTTGAAACTGACGGTTTTGACCTCGACACTACTGATTCCAACTTTAACGGCTCCAGCCGCACTTATGTCGCTTGGCAGTGGCACACAACTGGCGGGACATCCGGTAGCAACACTGATGGGGACATCACCAGCACAGTGTCAGCCAGCGCAACATCGGGTGTGTCCGTTCTGACCTACACCGGAAACGGTTCTGACAACCAAGAAATTGGGCATGGAATCGGAATTGCCCCAAAAATGATAATTACGAAACGACGGGACAGCAGCGGTAACTGGACCACTTATCATGATGCCGTTGGTATCAATAAGGTGTTTTATCTTAATCTTACCAACGCGGCCGCCAATAACACCGAGCAGTATCGTGCCGTGCCGACAAGCAGCGTTTACACCGTGGGAGTTGGTGGCGACATCAATAGTTCCGGCGGGACTTACGTCGCTTATTGTTTCGCGGAGGTTGATGGCTTTTCAAAGTTTGGTGGCTACGAGGGCAATGGTTCTACTGATGGACCATTTGTTTACACAGGTTTCAAACCTAGATTTGTCATGATAAAGCGATACTCTTCTACAGAAAGTTGGCCCATTCTCGACACGGCACGGGGCAGTGGCAATTTTGGTTCAGCCGCCGGGACAGGTGGAACTAATCCAACAGCGGGTAATGACCTAAATGCTGTTCTAGTTGCTAGCACAAATGCCGCTGAAGAAGATAATCCTGCTGGTAGTCGTAGAGCATCATTTTTATCAAACGGCTTTAAGGTGAGGACTACAAATACAGCAATGAATGCTAGCGGTAGTGATTATCTCTATATGGCCTTTGCCGAATCACCGTTTAAAACAGCAACCGCCCGATAAGGATTATAAATAAAAGAAATATTGAAATACTATATGATGTGGTCCAACTATAGGAGAAAATAAACAATGTGGGCTCTCGTACAATCAAATCAGGTCGTAGCAGTTTACTCACGACCAAAGGCTGTAACCATTGGTGGTGTTCAGCATCCAGCAAATATGTTTTCATCATGGACAAAGGCACAGAAGATGGCAATCGGCATCTACGATTATGTAGAAGTTGGTGCCAATCCAGATTCAAAATATTATAATCTTGGTACTGGTACAACTGTAATTGACAATGATGCAGGTACAGTTACAAAGACCTATGCAAAAAATGCTAAGAATCTTGACGATGTTAATGAAGTCGATGAAAACGGCGATGCACTTCTAGATGAGAATGGTGATCAGGTAGTTACACTTGGGGTTAAGTCTATCGAAAAGGCAAGAATTAAGACTGTTGCCGCTGGTCTACTTCAGAGTTCTGACTGGATGGTTATCCGTGAAGCTGAAGGTGGTACAGCCGTTGCTTCAGATATTGCTACATACCGTTCAGCAGTTCGTACCAAATCAAACTCAATGGAAACTGCAATCGACGGTGCTGCTGATACCGATGCAATGATTGCTCTTGATACGAATACATATCACGCTAATGGTGCAATTGATACAGTTGCTACTCTTCAGGATTGGCCAACAGTACCAGCCGCACTTCGATAAGGAAAGATAAATGGCACTCACAACACTTGGAAATACAGCATTCGGCACTTCGTCCGTTGTAAGTGCTTCGATTAAGGATAGTGCTGTAGTATATAACAAGCTGGATGCAAATACAGCTCATACTGATCGTAACCAATCGTTTTCGGTTGCGCAGCGTGGGTCTATCAGTGCTCTTGGTGTATATCACGGTTTGGCTGGTAACACAGTTACTCTGGATCTGAATACATCAAATTATTTCAGCCTGACGGCAAATGCTAATATCACATATGCCAATCCTTCAAACGTTACTGCAGGACAGGCTGGAGCACTCTTTATTACAGCAAATGGTAGTTTCACTGGATCGTGGGGATCATTTTGGAGGTTTGCAGGTGGTACTGCACCAACACTCTCTGCAACTGCCGGTAAAGTCGATCGAGTAGATTATGTTGTTCAATCATCAAACACTATTCATGCGGTAGCAACACTTGATCTTCTTGGTACAGCATAAGGTTTCAGATGTCTGTATATAATTTTCAGCAAGGAACAATGGCAGGTGCGGCTGGTGCTGGTGGCTATACCATCGACCAGTCGATCCGGTTTAATGACGACGATGCAGCATATCTATATAGAGATGTAGGCTCTGCTCCTACTGATGGCAAAAAATTTACCTATTCTCTTTGGATAAAACGTGCTGCTATTACTGGTGGAACAAACACTGCTTTATTGAGTGGTGGTTCCGGCACTAGCACAGGTCGTTGTGATTTTTTATTTACTGCTGGTGCTGCTACAGGTGATGGATCAAACTTTGACTCATTAAAGTTTGATATTTTCACCGGAACTTTTGATCAAACAAGATCATTAGCAAAACTACGTGATCCATCATCTTGGTATCATATCGTATTTGTTTTTGATGCTGCAAATGCAACCGCAAACGATACTATGATTATGTATCTAAACGGTGAGCGGCTAGAACTTGATAGCACCTCAGGCGTCCCAAATGTAGCAGCACTGGTAAATGCGAATGGTCAAAGAACAAGGGTTGGCGCAGATGCCAGCAACACGCCTGTAGAATTTGACGGCTACATGGCTGAAATAAATATGATCGACGGCCAAGCACTAGACCCAACCAGCTTTGGTGAAACTAATAATTATGGTGTATGGATCCCGAAAGCCTACGAAGGCACCTACGGTACCAACGGCTTTTATATCACAGGTGCCGACAGTGCTGATTTAGGTGCTGATGAGAGCGGCAATGGTAACGATTTTACCAGCACTGGCTTGACTGCGGCAGATCAGGTTAGTGACAGTCCAACCCTTAACTCCCCGGTCATCAGCCCGATTGATTACCAGACCGGCAGCAATGTCACCATCAGCGACGGCAACCTTACGTTTGAAAATGCTAACAGCGGATCAGCTAACGATGCCCGTGCTACGTTTGCTATCAGCAGCGGCAAATGGTACTGGGAAGTCGAAGCTGATGCGCTTGGTCAGTCTGGTGTAGGTCGAGAATTTATTGGTGTTGTGTCTCCTGAATGGCGTCTTGGAACAGGTTCAGCAGGTTCTAACTTTTCTCAGGACAGTACGGGATATGCTTATAATACCGTTGGGCAAAAGATAAATAACAACAGTGCATCTTCCTACGGCTCTGCGCTTTCTGCCGGAGACATTGTTGGCGTAGCACTTGATCTTGATAACGGAAAAATCTGGTGGTCGGTAAATGGCACGTTTCAAGCGTCGGGCGATCCTGCTGCTGGAACAAATGAAGCCTATTCAGGATTGTCAGGCACATTTGCTCCAGCATTTGCGGTAGATTATGGCACAGGCACAAGCCGACTCATTGCCAACTTTGGACAGACAGGTGGGCTGACTTACACACCGCCGACAGGCTTCTTGCAGATTGACAGCAGCACGTTGCCTACACAGACAATTAAGGATGGCTCCGCATATTTTCAGGCTAGTCTATATACCGGAAACGGAACTGCAATAGGTTCTGGAGGTAAGTCAGTAACTCAAGATAAAAACAGTACGTTCCAGCCTGACTTTGTCTGGATTAAAGAACGTAATGGAGCAGCAGACAACTCTTTGTACGACGCTGTTCGTGGAACAACAAAAGATTTAGCGTCTAATGACTCAAGTTCTGAAACAACTGAGACAGAAGGATTGACAGCATTTGACGCTGCCGGATTTACGGTCGGCAGCCTTGCCAAGGTCAACACAAGCAGTGATACTTATGTTGCATGGCAATGGTTAGCCGCTAACGGCACAGCATCAAACAGCGATGGCAACATTACGTCTACTGTTTCGGTCAACACCACGGCTGGATTTAGCATTGTTACCTACACTGGTGACGGAAATGATAATGCAACCGTTGGTCATGGATTAGGAGTAACACCCGAAACGGTTTGGTTGCTTCCGCGATCAAACGGGGACAACAAACAGGTTTCCAACTGGGAAACAGGCGTTACAGCATTTACTGAAGATTTGAAATTAAATGCTGCTGAAGTTGCAGCTAGTTCCTCAAATCGTGTAAAGGGAGGAAGTTCGACAACCTTTACACTTGGTACTGATGTTAATATAAATGGTAGTGGCAGAACATATGTTGCATATGTTTGGAATGAAGTTGCCGGGTTTAGTAAATTTGCGACTTACACCTCAAACGGCAGCACAGATGGCCCCTTTGTTTATTGCGGATTTAGACCAGCCGTTGTGTTTATACGATGCACCGAAAATGGTGAAAATTGGCATATGTATGATACAACCAGAAATACATATAACGCTACAAATTTATTTTTATATCCAACAACATCAGATTCAGAACAAAGTAGTGGTAGAGATATAGATATTCTTAGCAACGGTTTTAAACTTCGCGGAACAGATGGCGGCATTAACTCTGCGACGAATAGAAAATATGTTGCAATGTGTTTTGCAGAACACCCCTTTGGCGGCTCTGATGTTGCACCAGCAACAGCGAGATAATATAAACTTCTTCCATTATAAATACTAATAAAATGGCTGGAGTTTACCATGGCAGTCCCATCTACCAGAGAAGCATTTAAAAGTTATTGTCTTCGTCGTCTTGGCGAGCCTGTCATTGATGTTAATGTCGATGATGAACAGGTCGAAGATCGTATTGACGAAGCACTAAAGTATTATCAAGATTATCACTTTGATGGCACTGAACGAGTTCTCGTAAAACACGTCGTTACAGCTTCCGATAAAACAAACGGATATATAACACTTTCGAACTCAATAATTGGTGTCAATTCTATCCTTGATATTGGACAAGCGGTTCAATCATCAAATCTTTTCAATATTCGGTATCAGATTCATCTGAATGATCTTTTTGATCTTTCAGCATCATCTTACGTACCATATGTCACGGCAATGCGACATGTCGAATCTCTTGAAGAGCTCTTTGTTGGTAAAAAACCACTCCGATATAACCGCCACGTAAATAAACTCCATATTGATATGGATTGGTCAAACGATGTGGCAACAGGGGAATATGTAATCATCGATGCTTACTCAATTACAGATCCAGACACATATTCGGATGTTTGGGGTGATCGTTGGTTGGCTCGATATGCAACTGCACTCATTAAAAGACAATGGGGTTCGAACCTTACAAAGTTTGAAGGCATGCAATTACCTGGCGGGTTGACATTTAATGGTGCAAAGATTTATGATGATGCCGAAGCAGAAGTTCAAAAACTTGAAGAGGAAATGATTGTCAGTTACAGTCTACCAGTTCAAGATATGATAGGATGATCCTGTGCCAACAAATAAGTATTTCAATAACTTCGGATATGCTAGAGAACAAGATCTTGTCGAAGATTTAACCATTGAATCAATTAAGATTTATGGTCATAATCTTAAGTATATTCCAAAAACCGCTGTAAAGCAAGATGCTCTTTTTGGAGAGGATACTCTCTCCACGTATGATGATGCAGTTGATATTGAAATGTATATCAAGAATGTAGAAGGTTTCGAAGGCGAAGGTGATTTCCTATCTCGTTTTAATCTTGAGATAAGAGATCAAGTTACCTTTACCGTTGCCCGTAAACGATTTGATCAGGCCCGGTCAGAACGACTTACGACTGAGGTTGGATATAGTTATGTTCAAGAAGAAGCAAATA